ATCACCAACATTCATAAAGGCTTCTACACCACTATTGGTTAGATACTTAAATTTAATATCTTGTTGCTTTTTCTCTTTAGCAATGCGTCTTAGAAACGCATACCAACTAATCTGTGTAAAGTAAGCAAATGCATTAGGCTTACCTGTACGAGTAGCTGCCTCAAGGTTATAGTTCTCAATAGCTTTCAGACAATTCTCAACCGCATCCATTACCATTTCTTCGCGATATGTATAGCGAATAAAGTTTGACTTGTGAGACAAGCCTTCAGCGATCTTTAGAAAACACTGAGCAATATAGTCTGGTACAATAGGTAGGTTAATTTCGTCTGCTTTTGCTTTTTGAACAACAGTAACATATTCAACTACTGCAGCAGAGAAGTCTGCATTATTAACATAGTGAATGGATTTTCTTTTTGTTCTTGCCATGATATAGTCCTTTCAATATTTCCATTATACTACATTTTAAAAAGGTTGTAAACAAGAAAATAATTAAAAATAATTCATTTTGGGGGTTTACAGATTGACGGATCTGTGTTATAATAAGCTAACAGCTTTTAGGGGTAGATGGTATACAACTAGTGCATTTTATCCTTTGGGAATTTTAAGACCTTTCCTAATACTTCATCGATACTATCCTCTGGTTCTAAATCAATAGGTCCTTCAGATGGCTCGTCTAATTGGTTTGCATTAAGAAAAAAGTCTACAGTCTCTTGCCAATTAGCTTCTGTCTCCATAGCTGGTTTGGCATCAGCAACAATATGATTAGCACTAAGAGTTTGAAAGAAATCATTCTGTACTTGTTGCAACATCCAAGGCCTCATAGTGCACATTCTGTAGGAATCTTTAACTATATATTGTATTTCTACAGCGTGTCTAACGACAATCAAATCAGTTTCTTCATCATTCCATTCAAGGATTTCACATATGATTTCTTCTCCAGTGGTTAGTTTAAACTGTCTTAAATAAGGTTGGCTCATGTTTTTAACTCGATTTCGTAAATTTTATAGTTAAAGGATTCTTTTGCATATATCTTAATGCGTTCGGCACTGTGTACTAAAGTGTAATTCTTTCTTGCTTTCCAGTGTAGATCATCGGCAATATCATATAATGTGGTTGTTCTACCATCATCTGATTGTCTAAGCCCTCTGCCGATAGATTGCAACACTTTAATTTGGGATTTACTAGGAGAAGCAAAAACAATATTATGAAGATTACGAATATTGATACCGGTACTAAAGGTACCCAAGCTCGCAACAATAATAGAATTTTTCTGTTTCTCAACAATTTTTCTTATAGCCTCTCTATCTGAAGTTTCTGTCTCGCCACTTACAAAAAATACTTTTCTTCTTTCGTGTGCGGCATTTCTAATTAAATCAAATAATACTTTACCATGCTTATCAACTAACTGAAATAAAACTAATGTATTACCTTCTTGATCTATTGCTAAATTCTTAATTAAATTATTTCTTGCATCGTTAGTTACAATATAATCTATTTCATCATGGTATTGCTTTTTACCAAATGCTTTTCGTACTTCATCTGGATATTTTAAAAGCATCACCTTAATATCTAAAGCTGCAAGGGTCTCATCATCTTGTAACTTTTTTGTGGTGGTTACATTATATATCTTACCAAAAAGACCTTCTAATACGAGCTTGTGTGTTTGAGTACCATCTAAGGTACCAGTGGTGCCAAATCTGTATGTTGCTTCCCTTGACTTATTCATAATTCCAGTCAGAGATTTAGACTTGAATCCATGAACCTCGTCTCCAAAGACTGTACCGAACTGCTCAAACCAAGCACCAGGCAATTTATAGACAGATTGCCATGTAGAGATAAACACACGTTGGCTCATATTCATCTTAGGTTTACCAGAATAAATTCTATGGCATTCAGTTTCAGTATTCCAACTATCGTCATACGCAGAGTAATCTTCAAAGTCAGCATACATTTGTTGCACTAGACTTGTTGTTGGTACAATAATCAATACCTTTTTCTGAGTTCTTTCTAATAGATACCTCATAAGCAAATAGATGATAAGAGATTTACCAGAGCCAGTAGGGCTCAACAAGATAGCTCGCTTTCTATGGATACCTTCTAGTACAGCCTCCAACTGATAGTCTCTAGGCTTAATTTTTTTACCACGTGACGATAGATTTAATTCTTCTACAAACTTTACAAACTCATCTATGTCAACATCAATAGTTGAACCAGGAATTCCATAGAATGCATCGTGATCAACTTCTACTGTATACTGTCTAGGTCCTGCAAACTCTTGCAGATACGGAAACAAACCTACTGGTAGTTCACAGCTTTGAGCATTAAATAATCTTACCTTACCATCCCATACCCTATTCTTATATGCAGGCATAAATTTATATCCAGGGACAAAGAAGCTGAAAAAATCAGACAACTCATTTGATATACCCATATCAGTACCAACATGTAGTACCGATTCATTCTTTTTCTTTACATAGATATTATCCACCGGCTTCGAACTGCCTCCATTTAATCATATTACCAACTGTCTGGTGTCTCCAGTTTAGATTGGTTACTATTTCAGTTAGTGTTTCAATAAGGGTTTTATAGTAAGTTAGTTTTTCTTCTGACTTCTGAATATCTATATCTGAATTATAATAATATTCCATCTCACCTTTTAATACTTTAAGCCCATTAAAAGGATCAAACTCCCAGCCTAGTTCGACAATTTCTTCTTGGCTCATCTTACCATTATAGTAAAGCCATTTTTTATGAAGTAAAGATTTTTGTGTGTGTTCAGCTTTCTTCATTTGCAGTTTAGCAATAGAAAGCAATTCTAAGTATTTTGCATGCAACTGTGGTGTGTTGCGGCTAGTCTCATCAAGATTATACTGTTCAATCTGACTATCTTTTTTCCACATCTCCAGAACGGATTCTAGGTTCATAATATATCTCCATCATAATCATAACTATCTATACAATATCAAAGTAAGTAAATGCAAAGCCCATCGGCACATTAATATAAGCAACATCAGTCACATTAGAAGACATTTGCACACCACCGATATTTGTTGGTACGCAGTCTCTGTAAATAAATTGTTTAGTAACATTATTATGACTGGATAATAGGGTCAAAGTTATATCAGCAGTGGTAGGCACTTGTAGGGGCCTCTCAGAAGCACCACGAACCTTATCCTCGACTAATCTCTTTAACCAATTATGCATCTCAATATATGCATTCATATCTTCATCTAAGAGTAAATCAAATGTAACTTCATCATAAACTAGCTTATCACCAGGCAAATGTACACTTGCTCTAGGATAACCTACTTCTGTCATCGGAACAGATACAGATGGGTGCTGTACAGATTGTACAAAGAATTCAAGGTTAGGATAATTAACCCTTTCTATTGTAATCTTATAACCAGATGGTTGTAAAAAGTTTTGGTTCTTTGTTAGATCAGCCATAATGCCTCCAATTTATAATAGTATTTATACAAAAAAAAGGGCCGTCCGAAGACAGCCCAGTTTAGGTAGGAGAGGTTGACCCTCTCCTGTTTATTAATTCTTATGTGTCTAAGATATTGTCAACACGGAAGATTCTGTAGTATTGGTTAGTCTTAGCTGTTGCAAGACCATCTGCAGGAGAAGCACCAACGAATGGGTTAGAAGCCATGCCGTAGCGAGTCTTAAAGCCGATTTTTGGTTGGAAGTTGTTTTCACCAACTGCACGCATCATTGTTAATGGTACATATGGACAGTAGAATACACCTGCGTCATATGGGTTAGTACCCTTATAACCTACAGTTACATAGTCTGTTGTTGCATATGGATCAATAAACACTTTTGTGCGTCCGTTAAGAACACCAGCAAACAAGTTGCCTGTATCATCAACATTTAGGTTAGCAGAAATCGCTGGTGTATAGTCCAACATTCCAGCTGCAGCAAGTGCAGTAGCAACATCAGATGAACACATGATTACGTTACCTTTACCTCTACGAGTTTGTTTCGCAATGGTGTTAGCTTCGCGCTCAATCTGTACCATCAAGCCTTTAAACTTCTCAACTGACCAACGGCCGTCTGCATCAGATGTTAGGTCGAATACGCCTTTTACTGTACAGTTGCTTGTTTGAGCACCGTTTTTAGCTTGTGAGTTGATTGTACGGATAACTTCACGGTTAATTTCCGCTAAGATTTCTGTAGACAAGATGTTAGCTAATTCTGATTCAGCATCCAAACCGTGGATTGCTTTCAAGTCTTGAGCTAGTTCTAGTGAGTACTCAGCTTTCAAAGCACGTGACTTAGCTGTCACAGTTGCTTTTTCAATTGAGAAGCCCATTTCGTTGAATGAGTTACCAGCTGCATCGCCAAGAGCTTCAGCAGAGTCTGTACCCATACCAGTACCAGTATGACCAGTTACACGATCAGAATCGAGTGTGTGTGGTGAGTTAGCATTGGTTACATCTAAACCAGATGGACCAGCAGCACCGTTTCCACCGGCAACTTGTGTACCAGAGAATGCTGTGTCTGCTTCGTTGAATAGAGCCTCTGTACCACCTTGTGATGTGTACTTTGACTTCATTGCGAAGATTAGTCCTGTTGGACCAGACATTGGCTGAACACCAGCTAAGTCATATGCTACCAAGTTTGGAGCTGCACGACGAACCAATGAGATCAAGATTGGATCCCAGTTATTGATGTTTCCGCCAGTTGAGTTTGTAGGAGCTGCTTCTGTGATCATACGCTCTTCGTTTAGAGCTTTTTCTGTATTCTCGAGCATAACAGCAGTTACTGCACGTTTGTGCTTGTCGCTAATGTTGCCAGCTGACTCTTCGTTCAGTACTGGGTTCCATTTTTCGACTAGATTGTCATAAGATTGCATCTTTTGGATTCCCTTTATTTAGATGTATTTCTGATTGCAGAAAGATATGTTTCCATCATTGCTGACACTTCAACACTAGCTTCGCCAGTATCTTCAGTTTCTTCTGCGATTGTGGATTCTACAGTTTTAGGCTTGAAGTGTGTTTCTTTAATAATAGCAACTTTGTCTGCAAAAGTTTCCTCATTATCGAATTCAATGCCTTCTACCAGTTTGGCAAGTTTCTCAACTTGTGTTTCAGCTAGGTCACGAGACGCCTCACGGATAACCGCATTACGTTTCATTGATTCCAACTCGCTTGCTGTTTCCATTGCTTCTTCAGTACGTTCGTTAAGAGCTGTTTCCAGTTCTTGTACTTGTTCAGCAAGATCGTCAACCATGTCAACTTTATCTTCTGGAACTACAATGTAAGACTCCTCGAACACGTCTTTCAACTTGTTCATGAAACCTTCAGCGATTTCTGTACGTAGGCCAGTTTGGATTGCAACTTTGTTGTCTTCCATCCATGATTCTACGACATAGTTTAGGTAGCTATCAACTTTTTCAACCAAGTCAGTTTTCAAAGTAGAAACTTCCTCAGCTAATTCAGTTGCGTATGTTTCTTCCAGACGATCGATTTCTTCTGAAAGTTTTGTTTTAATAGCCGACTCAAAGATTATTGCTGTTTTCTCTTTGAACTCTTCAGAAAGAGTTGCTTCAGATTCAACCAATGCATCGAGTTCAGTTGTATAATCGAATTGTACTGCAGCCATTGCATCTTCTGCAACAACATTAGTTTCATCCGCTTCTACTTCTTCACCCATCATTTTGCCGTATGATGCAGTCAAAGATGATTTATTCATCTTTTTCATTTTACCATACATAGCATTGATCATTCCAGCTTTTGTCTTTGGAACCGGGGCTTGTGTTTTAATTGCTTTAGCAGCAGCGTCGACTGAATCGACTGACTGTACTTCGGCATTCTTTGGATCATGAGCTTCTTCCATAACGTCCTCGTCATGGAGTTCGGCTTCGATGATCGCGTTTTCTTGATCAGCCATTTTGACTCCTTACATGCTTTTTGTTTTGAGTAACGAGAGGAAATTCTTAAACTCACGTGTCTGTGTCTCATAAAGATCAGCACGTGGAGCCTTCTTAACTTCAGTCTCCATTCTTTCAATTTCTCTTGCTTCAATAATGCCGTTATTCCATACCCAGTCTACACCTTCCATAATTCCATTTACGAAAGCATTCGGTGCTGATGGATCTTGTACGATATCAACCGTATTAAGAATAAAGTCGTTTTTAACAACTTGTGCGCCATTTTGTTGCATGAGGCTACCCATACCACGAGTTGACACTCCTAGTTGAACACCGCCATCAAGTAGACCTTTTACAATCTTTCCCATTGGTGTATCCAAAATTTGTGCCTTACCCATCACATTATTTCCCTCAAATTTGAGATCAGTAATAAGATGGGATACCTTATCTAAGTTTACTGTTGGCCCCTCAGGGTGATTTAACTCTCCAACAGATCGCTTAGTTTTTACTTGTTCAGTAACGTATTTGTTTACCGCTGCTTCCATGATTGGTTTAGGGTAAACTCTTCCGTTTCTGTTTTTAGATTCAGCCATTGCAAAAATGCCTTCAATGACATAGTTCTTAGAACCGTCTTCTTTGGCTTCTACGATGCAGTTAACATCTGTCTCAGTATATTCTGTAATCAGCTTCATCTAATTAACCTTTATATTGTTTTACAAATTCAAGCCCAGCTTTTTTAGCTGAATTGAGATCACGAAAAGTGTCAAGTTTTTCACGGTCCACATAAACAGAAAACTTACCGCCTTCTTTGTGTACCATTACTTCAATGCCTTTTACTTTAGTATCAAATACGTGAGTACCTTTAGGCATGCCTTTCGACATCTTCTCGCGTAACTGTAAAAAACTTTTCATCAACATAACCTTTTGTTACATTTATTTATACAAAGAACTATTTATACTGGATGCCCGTCAATATCAGGCATTTCTTCTTCTTCCTCAGAAGTTTCTACTTCATCAAATTCCATTTCTACTTGTTCTGGTTCGTCACCGTTATAGATTTCTCCAGCAACTTTGATCTTTTCTGCATCTAATGCATCATTCATACGATCAGCCATTAATTCTTTAAAAATAGGATCTGCAGATGCATAATCTTTATCTGCTACTGCATCAATCCAATCACCAATACCAGTTGAGGCAACAACTGGATCTACTACTTCTACTTCACTCATGATTTATTCCTCATCATCTTTTACAATTTTAACAGGTGTAGGCTGTGGAGCTTCTTGCTCTTGTGGTTCATCATCTTCATCATCTGTCTCACCACTTGCTTGCTCTTCAGTCATTTCTTTCTTCATCTGTTCGATTTCTTCCTCGTTCAGATTCAATATATTCTTAAATACCCACTCTTTAGAATAGAACTCGCCAACATACTGTTGAGTCATATCCAAGGTCTGCAATCTTTCTCTTACAAGTTCTGCATTTCTTAGTTCTGCAAAATGATTATCTGATGCATATTCAACAATAATATTATTGCGCCATGCTTCCCAGTCTTCACTAGTAATAATGCCTTTCAGCATTAATTGCTTTCTAAGAACCTCTAAGAATAATGTAGAGAACCTACGGCGTAGTCTATCAACAAACTTTTGGAATTTAAGTTCATCACGGTTGATCTCAGTTGATCTACCTAATAGCCCTGCAGCTTGCTCTTGCTCTAGTCTTGATACGGGTACGTTTAAAGATTTATATAGCCTCTTTTGGAAGTATATAATATCGTCTATCTGTCCTAAGTTTTCACCACCTGGCAGTGTAGAGATTTCTGTACCTCTTCCGCCTTCACGTCTTGGTAGCCAGAAGTCTTCCAACATAGACATATGTTTACGATCATCTTTTAGTTTACCAGTGTTTGCATCATATACAAGTTTATTACGATACTTGGTCATAATGTTTTTCATATATTCTTCGGCTTTACCTCTTGGTAAGTTACCAACATCAATATAGAAAATACGACGTTCTGGTGCTCTTGACAATCTATAAATCACCAGACTATCTTCCATCATCCTTAACTGGTTGATGGGTTTGATCGCTTTATGAAGATAGGACACAACTTTTTTCCGTTGGTCATCCAACAAACCAGATGTCACATAACTGATCGAATCAGTAGTAAGTTTGACACCACTTGTTTGTTGGCCTGGTTTTTCTTGATAGATGAAGTGTTCATCTACCCTTTCAATGACTTTAGCACCAGTTACTGGATCTTTCTTTGACTTTATTTCTTTCACCTTACGGATCTTAGTTGAGTCAATATGTCTGATCTCTTGTATACCAGCTTTAGTATTTGATTCGTTAACAACTAGGTGGTGATAAATTCTACCATCTACATACCATCTGCGAAAGATGTCATGACCTAGATCATTAAACTTTAACATAGAAAGAATATTTTTAAACTCTTCCTGAATTTCTTTTTTAATTTTATCAGAAGTTTCCACATTATCAAGTACAACCTCGATTGCGGATTTATTATCTTCAATAGTAATAGACTCATTAACAATGTCTTCTACTGCTGCATCCACTTCTGGGTGCATAGCAATACCACGATATTGTTTAACAAGTTCTGAGTTGTCTTTGGATTCGTCGCCATCAAGATTAATATATTGTCCAAAGTGTGAACCAGATGCAGTTACATATCCTGCACCATCATCATCTGTTGGTGGAACGATAGAATCAAGTTT